TCCCTTCTTTTTCATTCCAACTTGTTTATATCCATCCCAACATTTTTCATTTAAACCTTTAATCCATTCATCTGGAGTTTTATCATGTTTTTTGACAAATGCATTATGTAGTTCTTTTGCAGTCATATCATGTTCTTTCATAATATTACGCATTAATTTATCAATGGAGTCATAAGAAGTATCATCTAATTTTTTAAGTCTACTTTCAAGTTCTTCAACTGCATCTTCATTTATTGGTTGAGTAAAACTTTTAAACTTATAATCACTACCTTTAATGATGTCAACAACATGTGCAAAAGTATTACCATTTGCGTCATGAAGTTCTGTCCATTCTTCCTTTACTTTCTCCATCTTTTTAAGTTTGGAGTAGTAATTTGGAATTTCATCTAAATGTTGCAATGCAATATCCATTGCTTCATCATTATCTGTGGTATGTTCATGTTCAATCTTCATCCCCATCTCAAGTTGTTTTTGGATGATTGCTGGAGATACTTTATGCTTTTTTGAGATTTCTTCTACTGATTTATGACCTTTGAAACCTTCTTTAACTTCTTTCTTTCTTTCGGTATCATCTTCTCCATGAGAGAGATGATCAGCTACAGTATCAAGATACTCCGCAGCTTTTGTAATCTTTGATTGTACCCATGCTTCTAAATCACCTTCACCTTTAAGTTTAGTCATCAATCTGGTGATTGCAGCCTGTGCAGTTTTAAGTTCTCCACGAGCCATGGAAAACTCAAAATCCTCCCCAAGAGGTGCGATTGTTTCTAGGTCTGCAATAATAGACCACTCTTTAAAGGTGAGTTTATCCATTTATTTTTATAAGTTTCCTATGTTTATTTAGATAGATCTGGATTCATGGAACTCTTTAAAAACTTTTGAAGTTCTGCGGTAGATCCCAAGAATACTGCATTATTGGTGACATTAGTTGGTGCAGATCCTTTCTGTTCCTGATTAATATCTTTCATTTTCTTTTGAAGATCCAGGAGTTTGTCTGTAACATCTCCGACATTTTTAATCAGTTGTCCAGCAACCTCATACGCTCTTGGAGAATCAGATTCTTGTGCAAGTTCTAGGATGCCATTAATTGCCTCTTGGCCCTTTTCTATAATAGAATAAAGTTGACCTCTAGAATACTCATAATCTTTTTGGAGTTGTTCAGATGAGTCGTTAACTTTATTGATGGTAACTTGTTCCGACTTAACAATTTCCGATTTAATTGGAGTAGTCTCAATATCTAAAGCTTTATCAATGTCTTCAAAACTCATAGATCTGTTCCCTTAATTGTACTATAAATTTTACCATCGTTAAAATCATAACGATTTTCACTAAATCCAAAATCATCATCGAGATCTATTAATTCATCATCTGTAAAATTAATTACATTGACCGAATCACCTTCAGAATGGGTAGAAATGGTTGTTTCATCTTGACCTCTATTTACTAATAAAGTATTCCCAGTAATTTTACGAATATACATCGATTCTTCTCCAATCATAATATATGATTTTTCAATTAATGAAGTTGCATCAGATACATTGAATTCTGTAATTTCTTCTGATATATCTGCAGAAATTGTTGTTGTAGAATCATTATTATAGTCTTTCAAAGCTCTAGGTTCTGCAATATATCTGAGTTGTCTAGAAGCATTAACTTTATTTGTGTTGGTATAATAATCAACTTGAACTTGTTTAATTAATGCATCATTTCCGATAGCAGTTGGTCCAAATAGATATGTCTTTGCAGTAAAATCTAAACTATAAATTAAAATTCTTCTAGTTGTATAATCTCCTTCATATTGATCATCCATTGTAATATTTTCCAAAATCATTGGAATATCTCTTTTTTCTCCAATACTCGAAACCAAATCAATAGTTAAATTAAAATGAGGTTGAAAATAGGGTAAAATTTGTTCTACAATTTGCAAAGCATCTTCGTTCAACTTTGACATAATTGAAAGTCTTATATTGACATTGTAAGGAACTGGTAAAAAATTCCTAGACATTTGTCCACTTTCTTGATCTACTGCCCTAAAAGTTTGCATCGTAGAGGACTTTCTACTTGAATCATAAGAAATTCCTGTCATTTCAAATGACATTCTCGGTAAAGTAATAGCAGCCCTCTTTTTTAGGTCAGGAACTTGTTCGATTCTCGCTAAAAACTTTTGAACAGGTCCATATGCAATCGGAACTGTAATGATACTAAAATCATCTCCAGCATTATCTTTGTGTTTGATCTTAATGTCATTAAAAAGAGTTCCAAAAGACACAATAGTCTTTCTCAATATTTCGTGGTAAAAATAATTTGAGATCATAACAAGTTTGAGTAGAGTATTAATTATTTAGTATTCACCAAAAGGATTGCGTTGACTAAAATCTACAATAGAATCTGCAGCTTGTTCTATTTCAATATTTGATGCATATGCATCTAAAAATTCATTACTTCTTATAGATGAAACTTTATAACTTGCACCTATTCCAACAATAGACTCACCTAATGCAAAATTTCCATCAACGATTGCAACTTTAAGAACTCTATTAAGATAATCCCAACTCTTAACATACGCAGTTGTTCCGGTTTTAGTTCCGGTAACAATTTCATTATAATCGTAATCACCAAATGTAGTTGATGTAGGATCTGTGAAAGTTACTGACGGCATAAATGTATAACCAGCGCCAGCATTAGAATATCGAACTGCAACTACTACTCCATTTGTGTTTAATACCGATTCTGCCTGTGCATTATTAATATTCGAAGAAACTCCAGAACTTGTTGGTATAAAAATTCTATCTATAGTTACTTGTGGAACAGTTGTATATCCAACTCCACCGGAAGATATGCCAATTATTCCCAAAACTCCAGTATTTATAATTGCTGTTGCAATTCCACCAGATCCACTACCACCAGAAATAGTTACACTAGGCGGTTCCGTATATCCAAATCCAGGATTGGTAATCAATATTCTATCAATAGATAGTCTTTGATTTGAGGATCTACTAGTCATAATTGCAACAGCTGTTGCAGTCATTCCCCCAACAGGTGGTTTTGATATTGTAACTGTAGGAGTTGAAATATAACCAAATCCATCATTAATCAAATCAATATATTGGACTGATTTGGAACCTGGAGTTGTTGTAGCAAATCCAACTGTAGCAGTTGCAATAGTTGCTGCAGCACCAACCATTTGAATAGTGTAAATGTTCCCCAAATCTTTTACGGATTCATTAACTTCAATTCCTGTTGGATCAACTTCCGGAACATCAATAATCTCATCTTCATATTCAAACCTTTCACACCTCAATTCATAAACATAAAGATTATTGAGTTGATAAAACGGTCTTTTATGTTCAACATATTTAATTTCAAATAACGATTCATCTAAAGGAAACCAAATTAAATCCCCTTCTTGAGGTCTATATGCAAGTTTCCTTTCATTTTCCGGCCATAATTTCAACAAAGGGGATATGAAATCATCATACCTCTCCTTTGAGATAACAAGATTTATTTCATCATTACTTCTAACACCAAATTTTAATAACAAATCTCCATTACCAGAAAAACCATCAAAGTTCATTAAGTAAGCCTCAATTCTATAACTATCATCAAATTTTGAAGCAGTAATTTCTTTGATGACTGTATTTTCACCAACAATTTTTCTGGGCATGTATAGAACATCTTGTCCATACATTTTAAGTTGTTCATTGATTAGATCTTGAATAAGTCTTTGCTCACTCGGAGATCCTTGTAAAAAATAAGAGTTGAGTGGTGACATATTAACCTATGAGATCTAGTGGTGGTAATTCATATTCATCTTTGAGTTGTTGTTCAAGTTTTTCAATTTCTGCAACACCGTCATCATAAATTTGTCTACCATTAAGTTGAACACCACCGGGAAGTTGAACACCCTGAAACTTTATCATATTTTGCCCCCATTGTTTTTTTATGAGGGATGTTAGATATTTTTTTAACCACCAATCATTATAAAGTTTTGGTGCGTCTGAAGGATCAACGATTCGGTAACAATCAATAATTACATACTCATTTTCCCCAACCTGAGACCAATCAATATCAAGATATAATTTATGATTCTTCTTATTGAATCTAATTTGTGCATGAGGATTTAAAAGAAAATCTAAATCTTCAAGATACCTTTTAACCATTGCATAGTTAAGAAGATCCAATGCACCATAATAATAAACATCATTCAAAAATAACTGATATTTAATATTAAACAGACCATCAGAAACTGTGCTAGAATTAATTTTAAGGATATTATTTACGCCAATAATACTATCTGGAAGAGGTAAATAATTTACTCCTTCAACATAAGTAAGAGAAGTTAATCCAACTCCAACGACACTACCCGAAGTGGTTGCAGAACCTACAGGTCCGGGTTGGGATAAAGTTGTTTTAGTTGCAGGAGTAAGTTTATGTTTTAAAAATACACGATCGATACCATCAAAATGACGTTCATGGTAATATTGAATTGCATCATCAATTAAATTATCAATTTGGTCATCATCTACATTTATTTCTAAAACTGGTTTTCCTAATTGTTTGAGGCAATAGTCTTTCAACTCCGCTCTACTAGATGGTTGCGCCATAAAAAATACCCCTAGTTTCCTAGAGGTATTTATAATTTATGGGTTAAGTTTTCACTCCCCCTTTAGTTTTTTAATCTCTTCACGAAGTTCGTTGATTTGAACCTGTTGTGTCTTAACTGCTTCAATTAGTAATGCAGTGATATTTGCATATGCAACGGACTTATGGCCATTTGAATCGGTTGTAACAACCTCTGGTACGATTTCCTCAACTTCTTGTGCGATTACACCAATTTCAGTTCCTGGAGTTTGAAGTCTTTCGAAAGTTACTCCACGCATGTTTAAAATTTTATTAAGTGCATCTTGAATGGTTTCAATATTTTTCTTAAATCTTACGTCGGATGAAGCAGTTACTGTTCCACCAAATGTTGCATTATTATTGGTGAGATTAATCTCTAAAGGCCATACACTATTTACTTGTGTCCACGTTTCAGTATCATTTGCTCCACGAAGAATGTAGAAAATATTAGAGTTACAGTGGATCATTGATACGTTATGATCCGTATCACGTAGATAAATCGTTGGTGATGTACTTCTTAATGCTAATAGACCTTGTTGTAATCTATTGTTTGTATCCGCAGTAACATCAAATGTAGTTGCTCTATGAGTTGTTGCATCAACTCTCGCACCAGTAATATTACCGGAAGCATCTCTAGCAACAATGGTGTCTCCTGTTGCTGTTGTTGCGGAATTAAGTCCATCAAGTAAATCAGCGTTTAGGTTAGTAACCTTCGTTGTAGAAGATACCGTAAATGGAGCAGTTCCAGTTGTAACTGTAGATGTTAAAGTAGTTGCGGAAAGAGCGCCAACAAGAGTTAATGCACCCGCTCCTGTGAGAGTTGCAGCAAGAGTTGTTCCACCATACCATCTGAATTGTTCAGAAGTCGTTGGAACTGAATGCCATAATGTAGATCCCTCAATGCCCGATGCATAATCCGCTGCAGACGCGCTCAGAGCAGTATAATAAACAATTTTAGTACCAGTACTTCTTGTAGTAAATGCTGGAGCAGCAACACCATTTGTACCAAAAGTAATCCAATTGTTTGTAGTTCCACTAAATGTCAATTGCGCGGCAGAAGTTGAACCTGCAGAAGAAAGTTCAAGTCTTCCTACAAAAATTTGATTACTTGCATCTCTTCTTACAATTGCATTTGCAGTGTTTGAAGTATCAGATGCAAAACCATTTAGTAGAGCAGCATTTAGATTTGCAACCTCAGTTGTGGAAGATACAGTAAATGGAGCAGTTCCAGTTGTAACTGTGGATGTAAATCTAGTACCTTGAAGTGATCCAGTAAATGTTACGTTACCACCATTAGTCAAAGTAAATACATCTGTTCCACTGGAGTTTCTACCAATTAAACTAGTAGTGAACTGTAAGTAAAGATTATTACTAGAGAATTGGATCTTTCCAGCTTTTTCACCTGTCCAAGTTCCTGTAGTAAAGGAAATATCATAACCTGTTTGGACTGCAATATCTCTAGTTGTTATAGTACCAGTAAATGTTGGAGTAGTAGTAAGAGTATACGCTGTTCCATTACCTAATAATAATGCTCCGCTTGGTGGCAATCCAGTTAATCCAGTACCACCTCTTGCAATTGAAACAGTACCTTGATGATTAGCTACGTCTAGGTGATATGAAGAGCTATTACCTCCAAGAGTAGCAGCATCAACATCACCACCAGAAGATGATGTCTTGATTTGAATTTGACCATCAGATCCAACATTAAATGTTGATGTTTTGAATTGCGCAACACCAATTGTTGAGTACGTATCAATAGTTGGTAGAGCTCTATTGAGTTTAATTTCAATATTACCATAGTAGGTATTAACTCCGACACCACCTGGAGCTAAATCTGAAGAAGTTGCACTAACTTGTACTGGTTGAGTTGTACCAAATCCTACAGAAGAAACGGCCTTTGCCCAAGCAGAGTCTCCTCTTAAGAACGTTTGGTTATTTGCACTACCACTACCAGCAAGTCTAGTAGTATTGATGACACCAGTAATAATATTAGAAGCGTCAATATCACCACCACCAACTGCAGACCAATTTGAAGATAATTGTCCAGAAGTATTAACAACGGAAGTCAAAGATACATTTTGTTTCGTAAATGAGACTATACCACTTCCACTTGTATTTAATGATACTTCATCCAATATTAATCCATTAATGGAAACGAGAGCGCTTGATCTACTTTGGTGTAAAGTAAATGAGTTTGTTGTTACAGAACCAACAAAGTAGTAGAATCCTGTAGAAATACCCGATGGTAAAGTTCCAACACCTGCAGCTGCATTAACTTGGATCGGATCACCTTGAGTAAATCCGTGGTTTGCAACTGAAACTTGATTAGTTTCTGTTGAAAACGCAACTCTTGTTAATGTCTGTGTTCCAGTACCAGAAGCAGTAAGATCGATAGGAGTTGCAAGTGCATAATTTAAATGAAGTGTGTATGAACTTATTCCAACTTTTTTGACATAATAAACTTCATTGGCAACCAAAGGAGTAACGGGGGTTCCACTAGTGGTATATTTTACTGGATCGCCATTCTCAAAGGGTAAGAATGCTGTGGTGATTCTATCATTAACAAAATCAACGTTTCCACCAACATCAATTCCTGTTCCAGTGAATGAGAAACTTGTAGTAGTTCCTACATTGGTTGAAATTGCAACAGCATTTCTATCTGCAATATAATCTGGAAGGGCGGCCGTTGGTGTAAATTTAGCATTATTAAGAAGATTAATATATAATCTAGTTTCTACACTGGCAATTTGAATTGTAAAATTAGATCCGCCACTTCTACCACCAATTGGAGTAGGATCATTTAGAGTTAGTAAGTCATTGACTGCAAAATAACGACCGCCAGTGTTAATTGCAACAGATTGAACTGTACCTGCAGCACTAACTGTAATTGTACCTGTTATTCCAGTACCAATACCACTAGCAGTATCAAATCTTACACCAGTATAAATTCCCGCTTGAGAATATCCACTTCCTCCACTGAGAGATTTCAATGTTAGTGCTACACCTCTTACAAGTCCAGTAGTTCCATAACCGACTTGAGAGAAACTCAACCCTGCGTCAGTAGTAATTCCTGTATTTGTATTAACTCCGATATATGGAGGACGAGTAACAATACCAGTTACTTCACCTTGATTGAGAACACTAACTATAATGTCTCCATTTAGGAAGTTGTAAACAGTACTGTTATTGAGAATGATATATTGAGAATAAGTATCACTTGTAAGAACATATGGAGATGTTGGTTCAATAACAGTATCACCGTTTAGTAGACCTAAAGCGGGAATTTGGTTATGTAATTGCAATCTGCCATAATTATAAGGTGTTCTATAAAAATTGGAAACTTTAGGTGGAATTAGGTCAGCATTAATCTGTCCAATGGCATTTAATTGAACAATAGCATTAGGAACAGCATTAGTGGATACAGATTTATCAATAAATCCACCAAGTCTACTATTAAGGAATGATCTTGTTGCAAGTTGAGTTGGAACCCTCTTATTCAATGGTCCACCAAGTTCATTATCACCAAGTCCAGAATCCACGGAGAATTCTTCAATAGAAACACCACCAGAAAGTGATAATCTAAGAGAATCAAGAGTACCGATTGTTACGGTATTATTGAAGATAATATTACCCGTTCTGTTGAATGCAGTAATAAAGTCTCCAATCTTAAAGTCACCAAGTTCGTTGGTACCGGATGAGAATACTCTTCCACCACGTTCAGAAACTTGTTCAGTTCTGGTATCAGTCTTACCGCCATTTTGTGGTAAAGCATTATAATCAATACCAGATCCGGAATATTCCCAAGTATGACCAGATGAGTTAATAATCGATGGTCTATGCCAATGTAATTTATAAGTTTCTGCTAAATTTTGTACACCCTGAATACTTTGACCAGTTAAAGTAGAATCAATCTTAGTATTAGTTGACCAATAAGTTGTCAATCCTGCAACAACAGTTACTGCAACACCTATTGGAGTTCCGCTATGATCTGTTATATTGAGAATTGTAGTTCCATTAGAAATTGCAAAGTTTCTTCTAACACCCTCGGAAAGTTCAACTGAAACAATTAACTCTCTAGAAGTTTGATTATATGTGTATGCAATACCAACTGCTGTTCCACCAACAACCGTCTGAGTAATTTCTCTACCAGAAACAAAGTTAGCAGTACTTCCAACTCCAGCAAGAGTTAATCTTTGGTAGGAATTGTGTCTATCAAGAACTGAGAATGCAAAAAACTCAAAACTATTTTTCTGGAAGGTATGAATACCGGTAGATACGGAAGTCAAATCAACAATTCTAGTTAATCCATCATCTTCTGTCAATCTGAATGAATTGGAATCATTATAAAGAACATAATATTGGTTTCCATTAACTAATCCACCAATAATTCTACTAGGTATAACTCCTTCATCTCCAAAATAAACTATGCTATCACCATTACTAAATGGATGTGATGTGATATTAATAGTGTCATTTGAAATATTTACGGATCCACCTGCAGTTACTGCAGTTCCAACAAACTCGGATGTTATTGGAACTGATTTGAAGTTTTGAGTTAGATCTTGATTTGCATTATTAACGAATCTTGCAACGTATAAATCTTGATCAGATCTTCCAAGACCAACAACTTTTAACGTAGTTAATCCGCCGGAAGTACCTGTAGCAGCAATTCTTCCTCTATCAAATCTAAAGGAATTTGGACTAAATCCTGTAGATCTGAGAGCAAATAATCCAAAGTTAGTTGCAGAGTTTGTAATGGATAGATAACCACCAGACTGGGTTAATGAACCATATCTACAGAAGATTTGGAAACAGGATACAACCTGTGCATATCCATCGTTAATTGTTCTCCAACCAATACCACCAAAAGAAACCATGGTGAATGCAGCTGCAACCATTGATTTGCCTTGTTCAGGTTGATCGCCTTCAAGTGGTTTTTCAGCTTCTTGTCTGACAACAGGAATATTTGGAGTTTGTACTTTATTACCATCAACCAGAATTCCATTTGCACCCAAGAAAGATAAGATAGAACAGTTCTGGATGTATGGAGACCTTGAAATAATTGGTTTATCTAGTTTTGTTGCATATCCCGCTCTTGAAGTTGTTGGATCATTTGGATCATCAAATGCAACTGCATAGTCCCAAGTACTCAATGGAATACCAGCTTGATCAATTGAATCCTTCATTGCAAAACCAGTTACATACACACCGTTTCTGACTCTAAAGAGATCTTTACCAGCGTTCAGAGGTCTTATAATAGTATTTCTCAGGTTGTCACCTATGACTGCAACGTCATCATAAAGAAGAATTGGGTTATCTTCAATATATTCTCCGGCCTCAACAATAATACAAACAGGTTTGGATTGTGTTTGTGGAAGAACTTTCTCTGGAGAAGCAGTTGTACCAAATCCAACAATTGTTGTAATAATACCGACATAATTTACAAGAGCAGATCTTACATCTGCACAATCTGTAAGTCCAAGATTAACTGTTGCAATTCCAGATAAACTTCCACTCAATACAGCAGTTGTAATAATTCCAACAAGAGAATCAATAGTAGATCTAGTATTTGCACATACATTTGGGTTCTTATTAGTATTACCAATTGCAACATCATTTTGAATAGTTAAATCTTGATAATTTAACCAGTTTGTTACGGCTTGTTTTGCATATTTTCCTGCACTTTGGAATGCATATGCTGAAATTGCTTCTTCACCCAATAATCCATCTGTTCGCGCTGTTCCTGCACCATTGAAATATTTCTTAGTTGCATAAATTATGTGTTGGTTTGTACCATAAGATACGTCCTGAGCAATAGCATCAACAATGTATCCTAGATCTCTAGCACACTTGCGTCCCCCAACAACATTCGTAGTTCCAATACCAACAAAATCACTGACATTGAAGGTAGAATTTACTAAGAAATAACCATAGTTGGTTGTTGTTCCAATACCAGTAGTACTTCCGGAACCAATAGCCGTAGTAACAATACCAGTGAGTGATGTAATTGTTGATTGAACATTGGAACAAGAACTTGGTGATGTGTTAAATCCGGTTACAGGATCTGCTGTAATAGTTAAATCACGACCATTCAATTGATTTGTAATGGCCTTCTTCATGTAATCTCTTGCACTTTCAAAAACATAGTTTGATTGTGCAATTTCTCCAACTAATCCATTTCCTAGTGGAGCTCCAACATTTGTAAAATAGAATCCAGTAAAAGATCTTACATAGTTATTACCACCAGTGAATACATCGGTAGATACCGCATCAATAAAGAATCCAGTGTCTCTTGCACACTTCCAAATTCCAGAAGTTGTACCAAATCCAATCACATTGAGATTAAAATCTCCATAATTAACAGCAGGTAATCCACTTGTTGTTGCTGCTCCAATTGCAGCAGTTACGATACCGACAAGAGAAACGACGCTATTTTGAACATCAGTACAAGCAGTTGTATTTGAAACACCTACGTTTCCGCCACCGCCACCATATTCCGTAGGTCCACTAGAAATTCCAAGATTTTTATTCGTGAGAAGATTTGTAATCGCTCTTCTCATTTGAGTTCCAGCTTCTCTGAAACCAAATATTGTTTGTTGTTCTTCTCCAGCTAAACTTGTAGTTCCAACTCCGACAAAATAAAATCCAGTAAATTCTCTTACATAATTGTTACCACCAGTGAACAAGTCTGTTGATACAGCATCAACAAAATATCCCAAATCTCTTTGACACTTGGATGAAGATACACCCGAAGTCCAGAGAGTTGGATACTGAACATTAATTGCAGTTAATGCAGTTGCAACAATTTCGTCTTTATTAATCTGAATTAGTCTATAAGCATCATAATATCTTGAGTCATTAGTTGTAGAAGTAATTCCGTTACCAGGAACATAAAATCCTGTTGGAAATCCTAGTGCAATAGATGCTATGGACTTATCAAGAATTTCTTGTTTATTGATTTGAATTAACTTATAAGAATCATAATATCTTGATCTTTCGTTAGTCTCAGATTCTCCTGGGAAATAAAATCCAGTGGTTGCCGCAAGAGCTACTGAAGCTAATGACTTATCAATAATTTCTTGTCTATTACCTACAATAAGATTTCTAGCATCTTTAGATCTATGGAAATAATTTGTATTACTATTTGCTGGATCTTCTTTTACTCCTGTAGAAACAGTAAAATCAAATGTTTGGGATACTGTAGTTTGGTATAATGTTGGTGGGGACTGATTATTAATAACATATTGTCCGATGAACTTGATATATTCATATGCAAAAATAGCTTGTTCTTCTTCACCAGCAACATAAGATACATCTGGATTTTGAGTAATATCCCAATAAGCAAATCCGGCTTCAATTGACTTTGAATTTCCGCCAAATCTAATATCATAAACAAGAGCATCTACAAGATATCCAACATCTCTCTTACAAATTACTGGATCATAATCTGGAAGTTGTGTAGAAATGTTTTCATAATTAAACTCCAAGTATGATACAACTTCTTCTTTAATAAATTCTTTATTAGCTTCAAGAAGATCTCCAGCATCTAGATATCTTTGTCCAGGGATTATGAAACTATCGAAAGAAGCTAACTGAGAAGCTCTCTTAACTGTTTTTACTGGAAGAGCTTTACCATCAAAAGTATCATCACCATTTACCGCTGATACATAGTATCTATTTTCAAAAAGTCCAGCCGTAGTAAATCCTAAAGTTCCATCTGTTAATAACGATAAGGTTTGTCCAGAACTTCCTGGTGTTGCAGGTAAAGTCAGTGTGTAGTTAGTTGCAACTCCAGAGTTTGAAAGTTCAATTTTTACAGTTTTATCCTGATTATTTAAAAGTGTATTAATACCGACAAAAGATAACGTAGAAACACCAACCTGATTTAAAGTAGAAATTCCGGAATAGTTTAGGTTTGTACCGGAAATATTTGTGACAAATCCAGCAGCAACTCTTAAACTATTAATTCCAGAAACTGATGAACTAGTTCCATCAATTTTGACTGTACCTGATCCTACTGAAAGAATACCAGTAATTCTAGCATCTCCCGAAACAATTAAATCGGTATTTCCAATACCTATTGTGACATTACCAAATGTAGATAATCCAGTATAATTAATATCGGATCCATTTAGATAAGTTATGAAACCAACTAGGGATTCCAATCTCTGAACAGTACCAACTCCAGTTACATTAAAATAAGTTGCAAATCCAGTATTAGTATAAGAAGTACTAATAAACGCAGTGTTTATAGTTGAAAATCCAGCTCTTGATGAGGTTAATATTCCGGAATTTGCGTAAAGTGTACTAATTCTAGCCTCATTTATCGCTGCGGTAGTACCAATACCAACCCCAAAGAATGTATTGGATGAATATAAAGTATTAATATTAGCGGTAGTAATAATACCAGAGTTAATATTTGCTGATGCAATATAAGTATCAGTAATATTAAATGTCGATGATACGCCAGAAGTAATGTAAGCTAAATTTATTGAACTTGTACCTATATTAAAACTAGTAGCTATACCTACATCAATATTAGCTAAAGATATATTAACTGTATTGATACCTGCGGTAGTTATTATACCAGAATTAATATAGGCAGAATTTGCATATAAATCAGTTGATGATAAATTTGTAATTGTAAAGTTAGTTGCAATACCACTATCTACAAATAAACTATCAATTCTTGCAGTTTTTATTCCTACTATAGTTGCAATACCAACATCAACATATAAATTATTAGATCTTAAACTAGAAATTCCGACAGTAGTACCAATACCAACATTAAAGAAAGATGTACTTGCAACAGATGTATCTACATTAAAATATTGAGCAATCAAATTCGTTGCGATACCTGAAGAGATATACGCTTCATTTAATCTTGCACTGGAAATTCCTACAGTAGTACCAATACCAACATTAATATATGCTTGATCAATTGTAGCCGTACCCAATCCAGTATTTGTAATAATTCCACTTGTTATATAAGCGGTATTTACTAAACCAGTCGTAATAATTCCGGTATTTACTCTTGCAATATCCGTATTCGATTCATTAGTTACATTTAATCTAACTACGGATTCTTCTTGAGCTTCGATGATATCAATAAATGCTTTTCCTGAAATTGAGTCAGTAAAACTAAAACTTGTAGATATACCTAAATTAGAAAAATAATATGTATCAATTACACCAAACTCAAAATTCCTGGTTCCCGTTGCAGTAATTGTAGTACTAACTCCAATTTGTCCGACTCCAATCGATACAATTTGTGTATAGTTTGGGGCTCCAAAACTTGGATCATATAAAACGTAATATCCGGATTGCAAATTGGTTGTTGTAATTCCTGTAATAGTAGTTCCAGCAACAGAAACAGTTCCAGAAGCAGTTATTACACCAACAGTTCCAACCGTATTTTGTGATAAAAATACTGATCCATTAAGAAACGTACTAAAACCAGATATTGTTGTATTTGGTAGAACTCCAGGTCCACTAACAGCATAACCAACTGTCAAAATGGATGTATTAATACCAACGTAAGGATCAATTAGATGATTGCCATTGGGTGTAGCCACATAAACCGATGTTGATATCTGTGCATCAGATGTCAAATTACTTACTGTAAGGCTACCTATACCTATAGATATGACAGTTGTACCACTGGAAACAGTTGTATTTGTAACAAAATAACCTACACGAATATTATTGGTAGCAATACCCGTAATAATATTGTTTGGAGTAGCGCTTATGATTCCTGTTCTAACTACAGGTTCTTCAGAGTTTATAAAAATAGATCTGGCTGCTATATCACCTGCAACATATGCGTTTCCAATTACTTCTAATTCATTTGATGTGCCGCTAGTACCAATACCAATAGATACTTTATTAATAATACTTTGAGTGGCAGCAACGCCCACTAAATAATGACCTCCAGGTGTAGATCCGTCATGAACAACAGCTACATCTAGATTAGTATCAATCGTTAATTCTCCTACTGCCCCCGTAAATACTAAATGTTCTGATGTGGACCCTCTTCTAAGTTGTACCTGTTTGGTCATAGTACTATACGACTCAAATTATGATTTCTTCTGAGTTATTTATCAGAATTAAATGATAACAATATAAGTTCTAGGAATTTGGAATGAATTGTTAATAGATATACTCGATATTTCTTGAATATAAATTGTTCCGACTCCGATGTAAGTTGATTTTGTAAATGATTCAAATCCAGAAGAGAATCCAAATAACGTGCCAAATGTGTCTTTATATTCTTTGGTTAGAGAATTTGTTGAAGAACCAATAATATTAATTGTCCCCAATCCATCTGGTGATGGGATGAATATAATATCTGGATAAATTAACTCTCCGGATAAAGTTGCAGTTCCAGATCCAACTTGTTCATAAGTAGAGATCTTTCTGGTAATTGAATTTCCATTAATATTAACTAATCCAATACCAACAACTGAATATTCTAATTGAATTCTAATATCTGCAGATCCACCAATTTGAATTAATATAGTAGACTCAGATATTTCCGCAGAGTATGATTCAGAACTTCCAGATAAAGTTGAGAAACTTCCGGATCCTACATAACTGATTACATTTTTTTCTAATGAAGAAGATACCTCAAATATTGTCCCAAAACCAATAATTGAATGTGTAAACGAAACTTTTTCGTAAGATCCGAAAATTGTATAATTAATAGTCTCATTATATTCATATGTTGCAATCTCCCTTGTAGATGCAACACCACTGAATGTAAATAATATAGTATTTTCTGGTGTATTGCTGACAAAACTTATATTAGCTGAATCTTGATTATCAGATGTAACTTCCTGATTGTCACAAGTATCATAATCATTATCTACATCGTGTTTTACAAATCTAATTAATCCTCTTGATGGATAATTTGGAATTTCAATTGATCTTGCAGAACCACTTAAAGTTACAGAACCATTTCCACTATAAGAATTGGTTGTTCTTTCATCAATACTTCCGCCAATGACATAAAGAACTTCAATTTCTGGAGTTTGAGCAGAATAAACTTCGAAAGAACTTCCAGTGATATTAAATAGTTGGACATTTTCTGGAATTTGAGATGATAAACTCTCTAAACCAGTTCCAGAAATATTAATTATTCCGGATCCAAGATATGCATTTGATTCTTTTAATATAGATGCACCAGATATTAAATAAGTTCCGACACCAACATAAGAATCTATTTCTTTCTCAATAGACTGAGTTGTTTGTTGTGATATGAATATAGTTCCAGAAGTTCCTGGATTGTTATCATTACCATAATATCCATAAACTGCAATCTCTCTAGTAGATGCAATTCCAGAAAGTGAGATAACACCAGTTCCATTATAATTTGATTTTGTGAAACTCCAAGATTTGCCAACACCTGGTCCTGGAATCCATGGATAAGATTCTTGTGGACTGTATCCATTAACAATATTGAATCGACCAGTTCCAGTATAAGGTGTTAACGGACTATACTTGGCAGTATTATTAGTTTGATCGAAAGTAATTGTGCCGATTCCAGTATTTGGAACCTTATCATTACGAGGATAGACATTGGAATAAGTTCTAGCATCACGAAGATTTCCTTCACTATCTGAAGTAAATCCTACACCTCTTAAGAATTTAATTCCAGTAGTACCAACTCCAATATTTTTCTCAATACCATAATGTGGAGTATAATCAACATTAGGATGTACAAGTGGTTGACCGAATAATGTTATTGGTGGTGGAGTCTCGGTGGTTTTATATTGTAGATTTAAATTATATGATGACTGACCACTGATTTGGAATAATTGGGTATCTTCTGGAATTTGGGCTGAATAAGATTCTAAAGATACTCCAGAGAAGGTTAAAGTACCTAATCCAACATAAGAATCGGTATCACTCTCTACAGATACTTCAGAGAAAGTTAAAGTACCTAATCCAACATAAGACTCCGTATTCTTCTCTACAGATACTCCAGAGAACGTTAACGTGCCTAAACCAATATAAGAATCGGTATCACTTTCTGCCGATACTCCGGAGAAAGTTAAAGTACCTAATCCAACGTAAGAATCAGTATCACTTTCTACAGAAACTCCAGATAACGTTAAAGTACCTAATCCAACGTAAGAATCAGTATCACTTTCTACAGAAATTCCAGAAATAACAAATAGTTGAGTGTCTTCCGGAGTCTGAGCAGAATAAGACTCTACAGATACTTCAGAGAAAGTTAAAGTACCTAATCCAACATAAGACTCCGTGTTCTTCTCTACAAGAGTTCCGGATACTTGAATACCTGTTGTTCCAATACCAATATTTTTTTCAATACCATAATGAGGTGTGTAGTCAATAAATGGGTGTAAAAGTTCTCCAGAAATAGTTAATGTTGGTACATCTCCAAAATAAGAATAATTAGCAAGTTCTCTATAAGAACTGATACCAGATAGAGAATATAATGCAACATCACCCTGATATCCTTTTCTAGTAAAGCTCCAAGATCTTCCAACTCCGGGTTCTGGGAGCCATGGATAAGATTCTTGTGGACTATATCCATTAACAATATTAATCGTGCCAAACGGATATACTGATTCTCCTTCGTTTATTGAACTTTCATTATAAGAGTAAGTAACACTTTCATCTAAATTGGAGAATCCAAATAAAGTTCCGCTGACAAAGTTAGAGTAAGCAACTCTTACTATTGCACGACCATCTATATAAATTCTGTAATTTGGAGCATATATGGCAGATCCACTGATGGTCATTCCACCAAATGGATAGATTATTGGTTCTACTTGATCGGAAATAATCTGGAAATCTATTATCTTTGGATCTGGAATTTCCGAAACTTGTCCGTAATCCTCCGAAACTTCTGTGAGAATATCTACAATATTTCCGTAGTCAATTATATTTCCAGTCTGAATCGAAGATTCATTATAATCATATGTGATACTTTCTTCCGCAGTATCTACACTGAATAAATTGCCGGAGGCATTATAATTACCAACTGTGAATTTTTCTTGAGCAGACCCAGAGAATATTGCTAATCCAGTTCCAATATAAGACTCTGTTTCTGATTCTAAAGCTTTTCCAGAAGTAACAAATAGTTGAGTGTCTTCTGGAGTTTGGTTTGTAACTCTTAATCCGGAGATACCAGTTATTGTGTAGAGAACGGTATCTTCTGCAGGATCGATTGTAAATGACTCCAAGGCCGTCTCTGCGACGGTTGTATCCAGTCGGAGTGTACCAGAAGACAGATATGCATTTACGGTCCTTTCTAGACCATTACCTATCTCAAATACTGTACCATTACCTACCCATGTAAATACTACATTTTCGGTAACAGTTTGAGTTGCAAATTCAAATAATATTCCAGAAGAAACGTATTGATATGTTGCAGATTCTTGTGATGAATCTAAAGTAATTAAATTTCCATAAGGAATTAATGATTCCGAAACAGAAATTAGATACCAATCATCTTCTAAAAAATTAAATTCCGGATTACTGTCAGTTATAGACCCACTATCAACTGGAGAAGTTGAGGCAGAAGTAATCGATCCATAATCTTCTTGAGAATATGGATTATTTACTTCCGGATTGTCTAGACTATAAACATAGACAGTCATGCAAGTAGTCCAAGAACTTTGTTAAAAAAGAAAGAGGATCGCCATAAAAAAGCAACCCTCCCACCAATAACTTACTATATTGATTATTAAATTAAATCAATCAAGAGCAACGTTTAATGTAATCTTGATTTGGTCACCATTATTTTGGATGGTGTATGGGCCATTTGTAAATCTTTCAGCATACATAACAGAACTATAGAGAGTTGCGGTACTTAAACCGGCAGTAACGTTTGGTGTAGGAGTTAAAGCTGGAGTAGTATGGAACTCATTAGCATTTGGTACAGAAAATACCGTATAAACATTAGATGTTAATGTAGTATTACCGGTTCCAGCAGCTACATAAAGAACATCTCCGGCAACAAGTTGATGTCCTGCAGCAACTATTTTACCAAAACTAAATGTTACACTAGGATCCGTAGCAACCTGAATGTTATCAATAAGTGCTTTATCCAAATAAACAACTTTTAGAGCTCTATCAACACCAATTACTACAGTACCAGTTTGAATTCCAGCATTTCCTCCAACAACCATTCCTAAAGTTAGATCATCTACACTTTGGTCTGGGTCAACAGTAATGTAAGAATTTCCAATAACTCCAATAACTGGATCAGTGTTATCTCCTTTTGTTACAGTCGTTCCGATACCAACAGAAGCATAATGAACTTTACCTTGAACAGCAACAGGCATGTTATTTGCACGAGTTACATAATAACCGTAAATATCTCCTGCATCTCCAGTAAATGTGAATGTCTGTTCTGGATATGTTGCAGTTGTACCCGAACCAACTTGATTTATTCTCCAACGAGACCCATTAAGAAGAATACCAGTCTGGGAAGTATAATTTTGATCTGCTCTGTTATTTACGCAATATGGATAACCGGTTGTAGGAACAAATCCATAAGCATTAGTATTACCAATTCCATATGGCTCGTAATATCTCGTTGCAGAAGGAACATCCGTCTCAGCTGGAGTGGTGTTACTAGTAAAAAGTTTTAAGACTAAATTTCTAGGAGATTGGTCAGCAAGACTTGCAGTATGGTTGTTCTGTGCAACCAAGTATCTGAGTGACTCAAGTTCTCCAATATTTGGAACTAATAGTGCCATTTAAACAACTCCCCTACAGGCTATGATTGTGTAATAACTATCTTTATTTATAATTTTAATTTTAAAGAGATTAAAAATCTATTGATATTGTTGACTGCGATGACATCAAATGTCAATATATCTCCGGCTACTATTGATTTATTCCATCCAATTAAATTATCATCACGAACTTTTCTCGAATTTGTCATTTGCGGATACACGCCTCCAACAATAGAAGAAAAAGTAGGAAAAGTTGAATAATTTGATTTTTTTATATCGATAGTTAAATTACCTTGTTGGTCTGATAAAATTACCAAAGACTCTATAATTCCACTTACATCAATAGTTACCGATCCTTTGTTTCCGGGTAACATTGAAATTGATCCGCTGTCAATAACATAATTAATAGTTCTTGTCAAATCAGCAGTGGTTGCAAGAGCTATGATAAAAACATCATCACCAATGTCAGGAGCATTAGTAAAAATAATGTTATTATTAGATACTACAAAATCTTGTATAGGTTCTAAGACGACATTATTTAAACTTACAATTAATTGTTGTTCGTTAATTGGAACATATGAATCACCCGAATTATATAATCCAAAAGTGTGCGCAACTCCAGTAAATTGGGAATTTATATTATCTAATATTAAATTACTATATTGAATAGATTTGGTTGGTATTTCATAATCAACACCAATTCTATATGGACCAGGTTCATTTAACGTTACTAAGTAGTCTGCCATTATGATACTCCTGGAGTTACCAAAACATTTCCTTGAACAGGTCTGGTTCTGTAAGAATTAGGAGAAATAAGAATAACATCATAAACATAACGGCCACCTTCCATCGCACTTGTAGAAGTATATCCCATAGATACTGAAATTCTCCCATTTAACCTATCTACGAATGTAAGAGTTAGTGGGTACGATGTAGAAGATGTTGGATGTTTTCTGATGGATGAAATACCACTATAACCAGTAAGATTTAATGGTGCGTTATTAGTATTTCTGATCGTAAAGGTGGCTTGAAAATCAACCCCCTGTTCAAGAACTAGATTTACATTTCTTGCAGCCATTACTGTAATTCGTCCTTTTAGTTATTTATTGTTAGTCTGCATTTGTGAAACAAGTTCTTTCATTAGAGACTTCAATTCCAGTAAGTCGGATTTGATAGTCTCTATTTCAGAAACTTTATTTTTCAAATTATCAATTTCCTGCATTTCTTGGATTTTCTTTTTTTTAACTTCTTGATAATTAATGTAATCAATATCCGAACAATTCAATATTGCTCCAGATTCACTATCACGATATAAATTGGGATTTCCTTCTACCGGTATTTTCATTTTAAATGGATGCTATTACACGTAGATCTCTAATTAATGGTGTGAATGTTGTATTAGTTCCACTCATAATAATCTTAATTTGGAATCCATTGAATAATGGTAGATTTTTAGCAGTAAATTCATATGATTTAAATTCACCAATAGTTGAAGAAGGTAATACTAGTCTATCAGGTCTTCCATTATTATTTGCTGCACTTATTACTTGATTATTTTCATCTAAATTATCATAACCAGGGAAAAGTTCATATAATTGTGTAGATAGATCGGTATCTGATCTGAATAATCTATACATTACTCGAATATCACTTGTTGAATGTCGGTAAGCGTCAAAAAAGACTTTTAGATTATCAGATCCCCTTTCTAACCTTACAATTTTGGTAACATAACTACAAGCACTAGGATCATCTCTCAATGAGTTCACTCTAGGATCTTTGGAATAATCAGAAATTTTTGAATTTAATCGGTTTCCAACAGTAATTAAATTTACTCTATCCAAATCAATCATAGGAGAAACTTTAGAATCAGTAGTTGATAAGTTTACTTCCATTGTGAATGATTTTTTACCTGGGAAATCTTGTAAAAACTGATTTTCATTAACTTTAGAACAAATAATTCTTGGACTTGACAAGAAATTATTAGAAGTAAGAGATATAGTTTCAAATCCCTGATCCACAAAAGCATTTATTGAATTATTATCAGGAGAGCCACCAGAAAAAGTTCTAATCTTAGCAGATATTCCTGTAGATTGTGGAGTTAAAGTCTGAATGTTAGGTCTGATAACATTAAAAGGTATATTTTGTGTGGCTTTTGGTGTTCTATTTGAAGAAGTTAGTTGCAATGGATCATATGATCCACAACTCTTATTCTGATTAAAATATAATTCTGGGAATCCATTTGAATTTCCTGCAGATCTATCAGTTCCACTTGTGGATATACCTAATTTAACATAATAATAATCTAAATCAGTTGGATATTTTGAGTGATCCGTTCCCGATAAACTATGAGTTTTATTAATTCTTCTCAAAGAAATTCCATTCAATTCATATTTAAATACTTGTTGTGATGTAGAATAAGATGCTGGAATAGTAGAATCAATTCCCCTAGTTACACCTGTTAAACTATTTGTTGAAGTAGTTACACCAGTATATCTAATTATTTCATCTCCGACTAAAATATATCCAGGATTCAAAGCTGATACTGGTAAATTTTCAAAACTTGTAAAAATTCCAACCGCACTTAAAGTTATATTAGCAGTAGAAGAAGAATTGTAACTTGAATTGAGTTTTTGTGGTTTTAAATCAGATTCAAGTCCGCTAAGAGTTACATAATCATTTAAAGAATACATTCCATGATTATTATGTTTTACTTTAAAATGCAATCCATCACTTATATTATTATTATATCTTACAGTAGCTCCAGATAAAACTGTAGTTCCTGAAGTTCCAACATATATTAATTGTGAAGTACTATCTTGAATGATAGATCCTTGAATGTTTTCAATTAATAAAGAGTTGAAGGATGAAATTATTCCTACGTTATTGGAAATAGTTAAAATTAAATTTTTACCAAATCCATCAGTTTTTGTATAATCTATACTAAGAGCATCTCCATACGCATAACCAGTTCCTCCTATAGAAACTGTTGCGGCAACTGCAACCCCACCAGAAACAGTTAGATTAACTTTACCACCAACACCTCTTCCGGATAATGCAACTAAATCAACATTTGAATATGTTCTTGAAGATGAAGTAAATCCAGATCCAACTGAAGTAATGGATAAAGTACTTCCTATTCCTATTGCACCAACAACACTCTTTAACTTACCACTAAAATTATTATTTGAACTTTGAAGAATAGTTACTCCTGGAGTTAAATTGTTAACTTCACTCGAAGTTAAACTCTTAGCAATTCCAACCAATGAAGATCTGGAAATACAATCAAGAGGATTTGGTCGTAATGAAACAATTTGATTATTTCCAATATCTAGATCTGGGTTATAGAATCTTACAGTAGTTTCTCCTTGATAAAAATTCGCTCTGTATAATTTTAACTTAAGATCTTCCAATTGACTTGGATCCCAAGTAGCTCCATTTTGTGATTTGAATAGGGAACCTAACAATGGTTGTTGTGAAACAAGAATCTTTTCAGATTCTGCAAGATTAATCGTACTTATATCTTCCTCACCCATTCTTGAAATCCATACTGTATATTGATTTGAAGCAGATAATAGAACTACACAATAAGCATTACCCGTTTCAAGATATACTGGTGATGGAAAAGTGAATGTGGTCGGTACACTAGCGTCTTCAGAAAGAGTTACTTCTTCTGGTTCCAACACAACTTCACCAAAAGGCAATATAGTTTGAGTTGGCAATCCAGTCTGCATTGTTCTCACTTGAAGAGTAACTGGTAATCCAGATGTGTCCTTTGTTTTAAAGAAAATATCACACTTGGTTAAGAAAACTCCATTTGTATCAGGAACCTCAAATGACTGAGCTAATGGATCTACCCATCTAGTTTGAGTAGTGGTTCTATTTGAAAAAGAAGTGTTAGCTTGAAGTGTAGTATTTTGTTCAGATAATGTTCTAGTATCGGTTCTAACTTCTCTAGAAATATCGGCATTTCTTATTCTTAAGGTAGAATCTTCTACATTATTCAAAGTTCCAGCAGAAGTAAATACAGTTTCAGCCGTACTATCTACAGTTCCGATAATTGTGGCATTAACGTCACTTGTTGTAAGTGAAAATGTTTTGGTGCCGGTTTCAAAGGATGGGGTAGAAGGAAGTCTAGAATCTGGTATGAACAATGATCCAATTAAAGTTCCAGCATTATCGGTAATCAATCTTACATTTTGGACAGTAGCAATGGCACCACTAGTTTGACCAACCAATTGCATATTTTGAACTATATAACCATAAAATCCTGATGCAGATTGTAATTCTAAACTTGCAGTATCTACATTTAATAAACCTGAAGTTGTGGAATATGAAGTAGATAAGTTTTCTGTTATGTTATATGGATTCTGAACAAAAACTTGGGTTGGGTTGTTGTATGGACCATATTTATGATCAGCTTTTGCAAGTCTAAATCTTGTAGAGACTGATCCGGATGTTCCTTGAACTGTTTCTCCCATTACAAAAGTTCCAGAAATCATGGAAATCTCAATAAGTTTTGGTATAACATATTGAGACATGTTTACATTATCAAAAAATGGATAAAGTCTGGTATTTGGTTTTAATCTTCTAGAAATAAATTCAATATTTCTAGATCTCATAGTGTGAATTACATCAGTAGATACTACTCTTGGTCCAAGATTTGTTTCATCAAATCTTTCACCAACTCTATATTGAATGCCTTGTCTACTTTGTTTTTCAGTAGTTAATGTCGTAACATTTTCAAAGTTTGTAAATTGATCTCTAAAAGTTGTAGTGGTTGTTTGTGGAACTCCTCTACCTTTTTGGAAACTACCTCTACTTGTACTTTGGGATACTTGTTGTGTACCAACAAATATACTTCCCATACTTTGTCTACCAATATCTTGAGTTCCAGTCCAGGTAGTTTCCCAAGCACCCCAATCAATAGGTGATAAACCAGTATTGGTATCAACACCAAGTTGTTGAATAGCGCTTTCATAGCTGCCCTCAACATCCACTGTTCTTTGACTTGTTCTAGTTTCTATCCATGTATCTGTGGATGGATTTAATTCTATAGCACCAATCCAGTTGACTACATGGAATGGATTTACATTTTCTGATCTGGTTGCAAATTTATTTTCTAAGAAAACTGTGTCAGTGTAATTTAAACAAATAATATCTCCGACTTTTTTGATATTTGGAGATCCTAAATTACTAACGAATCTCAAATCCGCTTGTGGATTGGATGTATTTCCTGTACCAATAACAAATTCGGAGCCAAGAAGTAGATCTATAGATGTAGTATAATGTTGTGGTCTCAAGTGACCTTCAGCCGTGTCAATACTACATTTATAAGCAGGATCCGAAATATTTCCACTGAATAAAGATTTAAAATTATCTACAAAAAATCCGCACTTAAATCTATCCAACTGAGTTTGTTCGTCTCTTAAGGTTAAATTCTTAGTATCAGATTCCAACAAAGATAAAGATGTATAATATTCTACATTTTTTAATCTATTTTCAATATTTGAAATATCTTTCATTCTATATCTTTTATGGTTCGAAAGAACCACTCTTACATCTCTAGTATTGTAAACGTAAGGAGGTAGAGTTATTGTAGCTACTTCTAATGCATTGTCAATACTATTTGGTAATTTTGGTGTTATGGATGGAACTCCACTATTAATGAAAAATCTTCCATCTTTATCCAAATATAATCTATCAATTCTACCAAGATAATATGCATATGATAAATTTATAGATTTATCTTTGCCAAAATTATGTGGAGACGAATTATTTTCTGTAGAAAATCTTCTAGAATCAAATTCAAAAGGAGAACTTGTAGCTGTTAGTGGATTATATGGTAATACTCTTGGTCTTAAATCTATTATATCACTAGCATAAAATTGATCCACTTGAGGAAGATCTGAAGAATATCTTTCCTTATCATAAGAACTTACGGTCACAAAATCTCCAGAATCCGTTGGATCCAATACGTAATTATTATAAACTACTTTTAATCTTCTAGTTGGTGGAGTACTATCATCTTTTCTTGTGATAAATGAATAGTCAATATACTCTAATTTTTGATTTTGATTCAGAATATAATCCGATAAAATATCACGATCTCCCTGAGTAAAAGTCTCAACATTTGCTCTTATTTGAGATTCTTGGAAAATAATACTTTCACCTTCTATAAAGCTATTTTCATTTGAGTAAACAAATTCAATTTGGTTTGTTCCATTATTTGAAACTAGTAAACCAACAGATCCACTTTTTTCACCAATAATTGCTTCACCCTTAATACTATTAAGTATATTTGAATTTAAATTGGTAAGAGTTAATTTTGGAAGGTCTGGATCATTTTGGTCCGAAGATTCATATATTGCTAAAATATTTTGAACATCAGGAACATTCAATGAAATATTCTTGTCCTGAACTCTTGTTCCATAAAAAGTATTATAGGATAATCCATCATTTATGGATGTAGATCCAATTCCAGATGAATTTAAAGAAGATCCAGATACAACTAAAGTGGAACATCTATTAAAAATTTTATTTTTAGATGTTGCATTTTGTTTCCTGAATGTTACTGTAAGAGTTGCATTTCCATTAGCACTAATATTTTGTAAAGTCACAGTTCTTCCAGAAACTGTTAGTTTTTGGGAATTAAGAGACTCTACTACGCCAGTAGAAAATGTTAGATTGTAATCTTCTTCGTCAAAAGGTTCTAATGTATAATTAGAATTAGTTTCCAGAGTAACATTCAATCCATTGGAAACCACAGTAACGGGATAAGATTTTTTAATTATGATATCCGAATTTGTTAAATCTATGCTCGAAACATGTTGATCGGGAAGTATTGAAAATAGATAAGAATTATTAGTATTTAAGATTTGCGGAGTAACTTTAGTTATATTAGTTACATTTGTTGTGGAAACTGGTAAACTTCCACTGGAAACTCCAACGACAGTTGTTGTTGCTTCCAAAACTACAGAATTAGAAGTAGTTACTACTGTTTTTACTCTATTATAAGTGGGTGTTGAATTACCTTGGGTGTAATAAGATAAGATATCACCAGTGTTTATACCAACAAAAAATGTAGAACTTGAAGTTGTAACAGTACTTACACCACCAGATGCGCCAGTAATAGTAAAGGTTGAACCTGCTGGAGAAAGAAGAGAACCTTGAGATAGAATAGTATCCGCAGTAAAAGATACACCATTAGTTCCAACTACTTGTTTTATATCCGAAATGTTATAATCACGAATTGATGTTACTATTGATGATGAATCTACTCCATTTACAGTAATTGATTCATTTAGGGAAAAAGATCCAGAAACTTGATATAAAATAATTTGATTTGAGTTTGATACACTAGAAGCAAGATATCCAGTAGCACCACTATTCTTACCTTGTATAAAGGCTGGTTTTGATATACTTACCGGAGTATTGAGATTTATATAATTATAAGTCTGAATATCATAAAAAGATCCCTCAAACTTGGTAGATGAATTATTATATTCTGCATTCTTAAGTTTTAAATCATAAATTCTACCTACACCAATTTGAATTCCTGAGGATGACCCAGGGGTAGATGTTCTATTTGAATAGAAATGAACTATAGATGTTGTCCCAAATCCTACAGGAGTTGATCCATAAACATTATTAAGTTCTATCTGTTTACCCAAACTAAATGGGATGGATACATTATTTTTATTTTCAGTTGTTCTTGGTTTTTCCGAATCCACTGAAATAGTGTTTATTGTTTCTACTTCATATCCCCTAACATATGCCTTACCTGGGGAAATTTGTAGAGACAATAAATTATCTGAAGGAATATTTCCTTGTTGAGTCAATTGATTGTATTCATATACTCCATTATTCCCAACCTTATTATTCAAAGATTCTTTAACGGAAATTTTAAAAGGATTTACATAATAATCACCAGATTCATCGTATGTTCTCCTAGCCAATTCATCTCGAATTAAATTAAATTGAGTTTCATTTGAAAACTTTTTAATAATTCCGTTTTCTATTCTTAGAAGTTCAATAAAATTTTCATCATTGAAGTCATCTAAACTTTTTTTAATTAAACTCGCAGTAATTTTAAGTCTATCTGCTCCTGGAGCTGCGAAATTAGAAAATCCTCTAGCATTATCAAATAAATCTGGATTGGCTTGAGAAGCTACAGAAATCGATTCTTCAATGAACAAACCAATTCTATAAGATGGTGAATTACTATATTGATCTAAAATAACGGTTTGAGATGGAACATCTACAAAAAATCCTCGTATGAAAAATACTCCTTCTTGTATTTTAGCGGCAGAACCGGATCCAACAGATTCGGATACAATAGTTGTTGCAAATGATGATCCAGATCTGATGATACTTAATGAATATTGCAAATCTTCTAATATAATTAGATTTTCACCGTCAACAAAACTATTGATTGTGAAATCGGTTTCTCCCGAACTTTGATATTTTACATATAATGTATAATTTCCATTTTCTGATTCTTGATCAATAATATATGATTCTATTAAGGCTTTAACTCCACTAATTTCTCCTTTTACATATCTACCAACTAACTGAGAAATGTATAATGAAACTGGTACACCTAAGTGAGTTGGATCAATTTGAACATAAAAATAATCTGGGTCATAAGCTAACTGACCAGGAATAACTACTGAACCCTCTTTAAAAAAATGTTTACCAAATTTTTCAACTTGGTTTTGTAGAATTGACTGGAGTGTCGTTAATTCTCTAGCTTGAATAGGAATTCCAGGTTTAAATAATACTCTTTGATAATTTTTTGTTGCATCAAAATCATCAAAATATGGAGAAGCATTTAGATTGGTGTTTTGTGCCATTTTAACTTAGAACTCCAGTACAATTTTAATATCTTCTTTTTGGCTCGCTGATCTTGGAATAGGAGCTCTATTATCTATGTAGATTATTTCTCCGGATTTTTTGTTAAATTCCGCTGAACCTATTCCAGAAACAAAATCCACGCCTAACTGATATATTCTATTATTTATTGTTGTAGTAATACCATTAAAATTAGTATCAATCGATAAAGCTGGACCAATTATAGAACTACAATTTATTGTAGTACCATATCCAACATCTGGATTTGAAGTAAATTTTATAATTCTAAATCCAGATTCACTGGAAGCTAATCCTGTTGGTTGATAATACTTTAAAACTCCTGTTATAGAATCCCATGAAGCTACAAATCCAATAGCAGTAGATCCTAGTCCAACAGTTTGTTTAATAACAGAATCTACAGCATAAGTTGTATTAGTTGTTACTCCAGAAAGTTTCAAGGCATTTAATCCACTTACAAGAGAAGTATTCAAAATTTCAACATCACTATTTCGGATAGTTGGATTTTTAATTATTCCAACTCTAGCAAAGTCATTTCCCAAGATAACATCTGGGTTACTATCCAAAGTTTCATATCTAGAATAAAGAAGAACTCTATAAGCTCCCAATTCTTTATAGATATCGTATCCATGTCCACCCCTAGGTGGAATAATAACATTAAAAGAAGCTATAGAAGTAGTACCAATTCCAGTGTTAGTTAAACTACTTAATGGTCCACCAATGCCAGATCCTGGAGCTCCAGGATAAAATTGAATAGTTCCGTAAGTATATCCAGAACCACCTTCAGTTACAAATACTTCCGAAACTTTTCCAAAAGAATCTATAGTGATAGTCGCTTTTCCCCCATCACCATCTCCCAAAATTGGCACATTTGAAAAAGATGTTGATATTGGTTGATAATTTGAACCTCTATTATTAATCAATACAATTTCTATTTTACCTTCAATTGCATTATTTTTTGTAGCTATACTTTCACTACTATTACCCCAGTTTTCTGGTACAGGAATATATTCAATTGAATCAAATTTAACTATTTCTGATGGTTTAATGGTAAATAGATATTTCCAAATATAACCATCTCCACTAGTTCCTGCAGCCCTTGGTTCTAAATCAATAAAGGTTGGTTGATCGAAAGAAGGTCTGCCCTTTGGATTTTCTGGATCAGTTCCATTTTGCAAACAAATATAAACCCTTAAATCCTCATTAATTACATAGTAATTTGACTCATATAAGGATGGTGAATTTGTAATAGGAGATGGATTGTATATACTATAATCATGTCTATACATTTCATATGTAGATCCAGAAATCCATGTATTTTTTCTAATCAACCTTCTTACATCTTGAGATGTAATTTGTTTCATAGAAATTATTGTTTCCTTTATTTCATTTTCTTCTTTAAATCCATCTAGAGGTGCGGGAGTGTTGGTAATCCAAGTTGGAGAACCACCAGCAGAAAGATTCAACGCATTTGGCATACCAATGAAGGTATAATACCTGTCCGAAGTGTTAGCCACGCCAACAACATTCTTTACAAAGTTTTCAGCGTTTAAAATTCTAAACTGATCTGATATAATAGCAGGCATTTTAAATTAGAGGTTTTTATTTATTTATTTACAATTTATAAATCTCTTGTTCGTCTTATCATTGGTCCAGTTGATAAACCAACCAAACCATTATTTGTATATACGTCAAATTGTTTTGGAGAACCTAAAACTCTATTTTCATAATCAAAAATCTTGGACCAACTATATTTACCATAGAAATTATTAGTGTTAATTCCTGTATTATTTTCACCTCGTTTATAAACTTCAACATAATTACCTGTAGGTCCTTCAATTGGAGCAAAATTGCAAGTCACTGTTACTATTCCTAATGTAGCATTTGTGATATGTTCAACAATATAAACACCATCCAAAAATTCAGTAGAAGTTCCAACTCTAGAAGCTGGATAATTTGACATTCCACCTAAAGAGGTGGTAATACCAGTTAAAGCATGTCCAACAGTTACATTACTATCGGTAATTACAAAATAGTCTCCTTTAGATAATTGACTATAAGTAATACCAAAAGAATTTAATGAAGAATATCCGATTCCAAGAGTGCTGTTATCATAAAATTCAGATTTAAGAATGAATTCAACCTTCGGTGAAGTTGTTCCAATTCCAGGAGTTCCTGCAACAAAAGTATTAATGCCAATTATCGTTCCATAATCACCCATGACCTTAAATGATCTGACAAATTCAGTTTTTGGAGAATCTGGTTCAATAAGAACCGATGGTACATTTGATTGAGAATATCCAAATCCACCATTTTCAATGGTAACTGAAGTAACGACTCCCGCAGTAACATTTGAAATAGCAGTAGCTCTATTATAAATTGGATCTGCATAAATTGATGTTCCAGAAGATCCAACAAAAATGTATCTACCTTCCAATCCAATTTCATTAATGAACAAACCACTTCTTAAAGTATTAACTTGATTTGTTTCCCTTAGAACCCAATTTGAGAGATCGAAAGAATAATATAAATTTCCTAATGATGTCAATATCACATAAAAATCATTATATGAAATGTCTATAATATCTTCAGAAATATTTGTTGTCACAGAATTAAATGTAAATGAATTTGTGGATTTAATAACAGTGCCAAGATCGCCAACAACTACGAATTCACCATCAACATGAATAACTTTATTTAAGTTAACGGTAGTTGGTGATAATAAATCTTCCCAAATTACTCCATTTACACTACTAAGTATTACCGAATCATTACCAACAGCAATAATGTTTGATGGACCATAAGCCAAACTATTGAGTGTCTGTAATGTTCCGGAAAATCTACTTATTAATGTTGTAGTTCCAATACCAACTCCACTAAATATAGAACTTAGTCCTACAACAACCAAAGTATCTAGATATGGAGAATACGTAACATCCGATATTGGACCCGTATATCCTGCGGAAACTCTACCCGTTACTCCTACTGTAGGAGTAACTATTTCTCTTGAAAGATTTATTGCACTCCAAGGTCCAATAGTACTTCCTACAGAAACTGCACTAGCCACAGTCCCATAAGAACCACTTGTAAAATACCTATTCGTACCGACTCCAATTACAGAATTATAACTTATTGTAATTCCAAATCCAATAGATCCAGATTGCCAAGAACTTCCATTTAAACTGTATACGAAAGTATCATTATCTCCAACAGCAACGACATATTTGCCTGTATAAGCAATAGAATTTAAATCATATTGAGAGGATATACCAGTACTTGGTTTCCAATCTTTGATTGGATCTTTTCTAGTTATTGAAGATCTAGAAATTGTTACTACAGGACTTTCGGTATAAGCATAACCAACACCACCGCTAGAAATAACTATTGATGAAACAGAAGATGAAGAAGAAACTACAGAAGTGCAAATGGCGGACTCTGTTACTCTATTTTCACTAATTATAAGATCTCTAAGATCTTCAACTACGAAATCAACATCGGAAAATAGTGGATAAGCATTATCGATGTATATTACATCGTCAGTTGGCAGTATCTTTTTAATTACATATGCATTTGGTTTAACACGACTTCTAATACTTGGTCTACTCTTCGAATAAAGTGAACCACTTATAATTTTATCTTGAGTCTGTTTGATCCAAGTTAATGGTCTATCTTTAGTTGAATCAGTCGTTATACCTATACTATTATATGTGAAAGTGTCAAATTGGTCTGATGATATTATTTTCTTAACAGTTCTACCAAATTGGTCAATATCTAATAAATCATTTTTATTTTCCTTAATAATAATTACATCACCTTCTTTTATAGTTTTAGGTGGTTCAATTTGTTCAACATCAATAGAAGAACCTCTATAGTATAAAATACTACATGTAGAATTTTCCTTTGGAGCTTCTTTAAATATTATTCTAGAGCCAGAATATGTGTATGAAGATTCTGGAGTCTGTAGAACATCATTGATGTAAACAAATATATTATTGGTGATATTTAAATCGGATCCAGGTATAGTTCTGAGACTCAATATTTCTCTGACATTATTTGTAGTTACACTTAAAGTAAATTTCCTTCTAAAGCCATTAAAATTTGAAGATATATCATCAAATTTTATAAATTGTCCAGGGTAAAATCCATTAAATTTATCATTTTGTATTTCTTGTACAGTCAAAGTAAATTCTTTAAATGAAGTTGATAATCCGGGATTAGTTGTTATTCCAATTACAGACAATATATCACCAACTTTATATCCAATACCGGGGTTATCTATTTTAAATGATATAATACTTGATCCTTGACCCACAGATACTGATATTTTAACGCCTTGGCCTACGCCAGAACTCCCGCCAGTGTATGCAACACCAAGATTACTATATCCAGTAGGAATACCAATAACAACCGTTGGCAGAGAGGTGGTGGTATAACCAGAACCAGCGTTTACAATAGTAAATCCAGTTACAGTACCACCAGCACCAACAGATGCAGTAATACTAGCTCCAGTTCCAATTGTGGATGCAATACTGACGTTTATATTTTGTCTATATCCCGATCCTGGACCAGTCAAATTAATTGCAGAAATAGTTCCCGCAGCTGATACTGTTGCTACAGCTGATGCTGGTAATAATGGAGCATAACCAAATCCTGTTGTAATTGCAACTTTAGAAATTTTACCAGCACTAGGAGTTCCAGATAAAAATCTTATTACATTTTCCGAACTACCATCTATATCATAATCAACTTTTGGTTCTTGGAAGACATTATTGATAATAATAAAAGGATTGTTGTTAATCAATGATGAATTATTTACATTATTGAATATAGTTGTAGTTGTTTGGCCACCAGATTTTAAAGTAAATTCTGTTGCGGCAATTCCAGTAAAAGATAAAGAAATATCATCTAAAATGATATTTTTGTCTACTGGTTTTGAAGGATCAAATCTTCTAGTAAAAACTCTACCAGAAAAAATAGAACCAGTTTCAAGACCAACTGAACCAATTTTTCCATATGGAGCTGTTGTAAAGTAAATCACATCCCCATCAATGTAGTAATCTCCATTGAATATAGTTGCAGAAGCTCCTACAGTATGAACTCCAGAAGTAGTATTAAAATAACCCCTCTCCACATTTACAAAATTTGTTGAGCCTATACCTATATTTTTAACAAGTAAATATTCGGAATTAATATTGATTACATCATTAATAGCTAATGATGAAATTCCAGAAGAAACTTCAATAACTGAAGTTGTAGCGGTGGAAATTGGAGAATCTAAGGTAATTGATAAAGATTTTCTTCTCAATTGAGTTTGTATTATTCCATCAATGGTTATAACTGTAGAGGGAAGCGGATCTTTATATTTTAAAGAATGTATACCAGATCCAAGTCCAACAATATCAAAAAATATACTAGTAGATAATCCAGAAATCCTGAAATTATTATCATCGATTTTATTAACAAATAAAGTTCGCGGTAATTTATCTGTACCTAGTACTGAAGGTGTAAACGAAATACTATCATTTGGAGAATTTCCACCAATATATGTCCCAGAAATAGATACTACAGATGTAGAAGCATATCCAGATCCTCCATTTACGACCTGAATTAAAGAAACACGTCCATCATTATCTCGATAAACATTAAAAATAGCGCCTGATCCATTAGTATTAGTAGATGGTAAATTTAAGTAACTATTATTTGCTGCTGTCTGTATTCCAGTTGGTGCAGTTGCGGTAACAGTAAAACTTAAATTATTAGTCGGTGTGGATCCTTTAAAATAAGTACCAGCTATTGAAACTACATCTCCAACTTTAAATCCAGATCCACCAGATACTAATGTCAAAGATGTTGATATTGGTTGACCTGTCCCCGTATTATATGTAATAAGTGCATCAAATTTAGCATTACTTCCACTAGTAGTACCAAATCCAATAACATTTAAAAATACCTGATTACTTATTCCAGCAGGAACAACTACTGTAGAAATTCCCGATATAGGACTAGTAACCGCTTGTGCATATCCATTTTCAAAAATTGCTGTACCATTATAGTTTCCTACTTGCATAATCACATCTAAATTACCAACAGCATAAGATGTTGTAGCAATTCCTATAGGAGCTCCAGTTCCATAATCATAAATTAATTCTTGTCCAGATTGGAAATTGTGATTTATTGATGTAAAAGTGTTATTAGAAATGTTGACTATTGAACTATCTGATGAATCAAATTCATATTTAAATAATGGGGTTCCTTTATTTTTCAATTTAAATGTAGTTAATCCTACTACTGATCCACTTCTAGAAATACTTGGATATGTGACATTGGGAGCAGCAGTAGTACCAATTCCAATGATGGATGTTACTATACCAATATAATTCCCAATTGCAGACCAAACATCAGAACAACAATTTTCATTATAAGTAGGACTGCAAGAAGTATCTGCCAATATTCTAGTGTCAAATTGTTGAGGTTCTGTAAATACAGGTATTTGATATGAAGTAGATATAGCTACGTTGTTAATAACGTATTTCGATAAGTCAATAATGTACTTAAATCCTGCTATAGTTTCTTCAGACTCTCCAGCGACATATGAAGTACCCAATCCACTCCAGTAAGCCAATCCAGCCTCAACAGACTTATTATTTGATTTGTATTTAATATCATGTGAAATTGCATCAACAATAAAACCAACATCTCTTTTGCAAATCTCACGATCCCAATCTATATTTGTTGTTATTCCAGGATAAGACGAAGTAATAAATCCAACGACTTCCTCCTGAATAAATGATCTATTCAATTCCAAAAGATCAGATGCATCAGCATATCTTCCATCCAATTCTTGAATAGAAGTTCCATCAAATTGATCACTAATATCATCTATTGTTATGACTTTATTTGTTTTATTGATAATGAAATTTCTTAAAGATATTCCACCACTTAAAAATACTCTTTCAACTGAACCATCATCTAAAAAGTCTTCTTCATATACTGTGGTAAAATTATCTTTTTCATATAGTGACTTGTGAGAATCTATATTTACCAAGAATGAAGATTGTTTATCGAGAACAGATGGTTTTAAATTAGTTGTTCTACCGATTCCTTGTGTAGCTTTGGTATAAATTTCTAAATCAGAAAATTCTTTAAATCCTGATGGGTGTATAATAGATCTTACAGACTCTCTCCAAATATCATATGGAATTTCACTCTTGATTGAGTATGAAAACTTCTGGTAATAAAAATTATCGGAAATTCTTTGATTAAAATCATTTAAAATTCCAACAGAGTTATCAATAACTCCCACTTTATCTCTAAATGGACCCAAAGTAGATCTTAGACTGAAACTATCATGATACTCTACTGTACCTGTTATTTTTGATACTTCGCCGGTAATTTTATCTCCAGTTCTCAATTCACCAAAAGAATTATTGGTTCTTAATTGATTTAAGTCATTATCCCATCCATCTTCCATAACAATGGAAGAAAACTTAGTTGAAGTTACTCTTTCTTTAGAAAAATATTTAACATCATCAGCTAAAATCATATCAAAAACTGGCATATCTTTTTTGTTTACAACATACCCCAAAGTGACTCCATCATCATATGTACCAAAAAGACCGGTAGATATTCCAGTCATATCATAAGTAACAGTGTTATTCTGACTACTTATTCCAACTACTTCAAAAAATCTATATTCATATGATGAAGAATTAAAATTAGACTTTGATTTTGTATTTGGAGTAAGTCTACAACCTTCGATAAAAATTTGATCCCCAATTTCAAATGGGAAGATAAAATCAGTTTTACCATATCCCGCAGAAATTAATGGATTTGAATTTGAAGAATTAGCAAGTTCTAATGTTACAAGATCTCCAGAAACACTAATAAAGTCAATATCATATCCATTAGAATTATAAATCGGTATAATATCAAGAGGTTGCGATAAGTTAGTTACGTTTTGAACAACATTAACTTTTACTATTGAACCACCGCTGAGTTGAGGTTCCAACTTAATTTCCGTATTTTCTTTTACAAATAAAGTTGGTGAAGTATTGTAATTTTTACCTCCAGTAATAATACCAATATAATCGATTCTCCTAATATCTTTAATTCCTATAACACTTGGTACACTCAATACAGGAGATAAGGTTGGATCCGTTGGATAATCAAATCCATCTTTAATTCTTTCTAAAGATTCTACTTTTCCAATATGAGGAGAATTTAATTTTATTACTGCATCCTTACCTCTTTCGGATATAATATTACTGACATATGGCAATTTATCATACTTTCTGCCTGAAAAATTAATCTTAAGATTTGATATTGGACCATAAGCAGTTTTAGAACTGGTCAAATATTCAATTGTAGATGATGCATACGAATTTTTTTCTAATTCAGTAGGTTTATTTTTTAAATTAAAGTTAAATACTCTATCAGAGGATTTATTAATAACAAATTTACTATTCAATATATGAGATTTCAGGACAACTTTATTATTACCAATTACATCGTTATCTGAAGTGATTTGATTTTTTCTTTCATCTATTGGACTTTTTGGTAACAAGTTATAGTAAAGTAGTTTTGGAAATTCTGAAATAGAAGTGTCCAAATCTACATAAGATCCCGAAAATCCTGCATCACCACTTCTCTTAATTGCAAATCCTATTTCAGTATTACCGATAATTTCTAATTTCTTTTGAAAATCAACATCAGAGTAAAATTCTAGATACATATCCAGAATACTTTCATCCGAAATATCAAATCTAATGACATTTCCGTCAACAAAATGAAATGGGGGATTTATTAAGTAAAATCCGTGAGACGATCCACCAACAGAATTAATATTTACTACTACATTATTTCTTATGTCAACTCTATTTTTGCATAATTTTATATTATCAAAATCTGTTTTTAAAATATAATATGTTTCATTATTTTGCAATCCATCAGCAGGATTAGTAGAAACATATACTACTTTATCACCGGTTTTTAAATTAGTATCAGTTAAATCAATTTTATTCTCGTTTATATTAATATCAGAATTGGCAAATTCAATTCTCTCTCCAGTAATTTTCCTAATTTCTGGATTATATAATATTTTTACAGAGTCAGTTTGATTATTAAATATTTTTAGTTCTATTTCATCACCAGTTAAAAGATTATGATCTGTAGTAGTTGTTACTATTCCAGTGAATCTTTGTAAAGTTGATGTAACTTGGAAATTTTTTGTGGTTAATGAATGTGAGGCACCTACTGTATTTAAAATATTGTCAAAATTCACAAACTCTACACAATTTAAAGTTGTTCCTATTCCACCAACACTACTAGTAAATCCTATGGTGGATATTCCTATATAATCAACGCCAAAATTTACTGCATATACTGTTTGACCTTCATTAAAAGATATAGAAGTAGCTGATCCTACATTATTATACTTAAGTGGTACACCATTGAATCCAGAAAAATAAGTTAATGGTTGACCAGTGTAAAACTTATGATTTGGTATGTAAATTGATTTTTGTGGAATAAATCTAGATTCTATACTACTTGTTCCAATACCAACCAAAGATCTTATAACTCCAGCTGTACCTGTTCCAACAGACTCTTTGGGATCAAAAAATATAATTTCATCTAAAGTAACAAAGTCAGAGTTTGATCGTTCAAGATCAAAAGTAAACTCCGTTGGTAGTAATCTTACTACATCAATTCCAGCTGTGTGAACGCCAGTATTTTGAATTCTATTAACATAAAATCCAGATCTTTCAGAAGAAACTCTAGTAATATGAAGAATTTCAGTACCTATACCAATGAAATTATTTGATTTAAATCCAGAAATATCTTTTACAGTTATAAAAGTAGAAACTCCAGTTGCAGATTGATCTTGGATATCATCAAGTAATTCAATAGTTTTGTTTAATACATTTATTACATGACTACCTTGAATACTAGATGACGTTATAGTCGAAACTCCAGTAAGAACAATAGTTTCATTATTAACTAATTGATGCGGTTCATCAGTTTTTCCGATTACTTTTCTTGATTTAATATCAAAGTTAACCTTGATAATTTTATTATCAACAACAGAAAACTGTAGAACATCTGATCCCTTAACTTTTGAAACTACAATATTTGCTCCACTTCCGGAAGTATTTTTATTTTCAATTACCAATCTATCATCAACTTGATAGTCTCTACCAGGTGAAAAAATAGAAGTTGAAGTTATTCCTGAAAAATTAACTGCATCTATTCTAAATTCTTGTTTATAGTCTTCAGAAACTCTATCAATCAAATCGTAATATGAATTATTAAAGTTCAAATAATATGGACCTACATTTCTAGTTATATTTAAAGTACCAATATCAAGATCTTGATTAAAAACTGGTAAAAAGTTTTCTTTAATCGGTTGATCTTTAAAGTATTCACCAATTACATATGGATATAATGGAACAGAGTTTCCAGTTGGTTCAACATTTATGGATATGAAATAAGCATAAATTCCATCTGGATATTGTGGTGTTAAACACCATCTTCCATTATATTCATCAAGGTCTCCGGATCCAGTATAAACATAATCATTGATAAAATATCCAGGTTCAAATCCTTGTGGACGGATAAGTGGATCGGTATTTGTCCTTAACTCATAACTAGTTCTTATTTGTCTAATAGAACCACCAGATAACGGATCATAACCATATGGTCCATAAATTGGATTTCCATCATATGCAAATCCAAGAATAGGTGAATGAGAAAGAGTATTTAAGTTCTCAGAATCAGTATCTGTAAAATTATCATTTAATTGGAATCTGAGTTTTTTTGGAATATAGAAATTTATGAATTGTAGTCCAAAATCAGGGTTCTTACTTGGATATAAAATTCCATCATCTTCTTCAGAAATTGATGAACTTGACTTAACAACTTGATTTATTTTCCACTCAAATACATTACCTAAAAATTTTGCATCGGACCCTCGGTTAACAACTGCCATAGTTGTATTTGAAGATGCATATCCTACACCACCAGAAATAATATTGACTGATGTAACTCTACCATCTTCTATAATTGGATCAATTTGAGCAAACTGACCATTCCCATTAATTATAATGTCCGAGTCTTTTCTATATCCTCTACCTCTATTAATAATTTTAACATCTCTAATAGTTCCATTAATAATAATTGGTTTCAATACACATTCGGATATTATGCTAGAAAATCCTACATTTGGTCTTCTATGGTAGTTTACAATATCTGTGCATCCGTAAGAAACTCCACCATCTTCCAAATAAACATCAGTTATTGAACCAAGAACTATTGGTTCCAATAATGGTTGAACAATATCAGTTGATCCAATAGCAGATAAAGCTTCTACTGAAACAGTTATTGCTGGATAACCAATAGTGTGAGTCCCAATTCCCAAACTGGAAAATTCTACAAATATATTATCAATATAATTATTTCTAGTAGATGTTGTCCCAATTCCAGCTTCAGATAACTTAAATTTATTTTTGTCAATTACTTTTACATAATACTGAATTTGAGTAGATAATCCTGCAATTGGAGTGCCAGTAGTTGAGTATTCAACTAATTCGCCATCAGAAAAACGGTGATTTGTAGCACAAATATATGAATCAAAGGTATTAATTCCAATGTTGTCTTTTAAACTTAAAATGGAAGGTACTTTTATTTTTCTATTAGAATATCCTTTACCAGGATCTTTAACAAATACTTGAGTAATAGTATTTTTACTCTTAATAGTTTCTATAACATGGAATCCAGAACTAATTCCTACTATATCAACTTCATTTACTTTTTTTACTGCATCTTGAAAAGTATTAAAAATTTTAATTGAATTTGAACTAGTGATTCCAACAAAATACCTAGACCCATCAACTAAACCGCCAATATTACTATTTTCATTAGATCTATAAATTACTTCTTCAGCATCATCAAAATTATGATTATTTAAAAAAGTAATAACATTAGTTGAAGTGTTTACTGCAGATTCTGGTCTAAATCCTACAGATATTCTAGATTTAATTAAATTAGATTCTAAAATACAACCAGACCCATTTCCACCAGATATTGTAATTTTTGGTTTTGTTTGATAACCAATTCCTGGAGTTATTACTTTAACTGATTTTACTTCGCCAACTAAATTGACATGTGCTTTTGATCTAGATCCACTATCATCTTTAATTTCTAAAGGAGCAACATTGATAACATCATAATTTCTGCCAGAATTTGTAACATCAATAGATACTAATTTCCCATAATAAATGTTTTCATCAAAAAGAGTTGGAGATAATAATTCAACTCCATTGGCTAAAAGTCCTACAGGTCTATTATTAGTTGTTCTATCATTTTTGTCATCAAAAACATTAGAAGCTCTGTTTAATCTAAATTTTTTTAATAATTTTTGATTCTTTATTGTTTTATTTTCATATCCAGATTTAAAAAATTTATCAGATGAAATTCCAGAATTAAAACTTATATATTTTTTAGAAAAAAGATCAGTATTACTATAAGATAATTTGATAGTATTGTCATTTAGTTTAGTTACAAAATAATATCCTGTGGAAATTCCAGAAAAATTACTAGAAATTGGATCATAATAAATTGAATCACCAGTAATCAAATTATGGTTTTGTGAAAATATTGTATCTGTGATGCCCACCCCAGAACTAGATGCATTTTTTTCTGTAGTTTCTATAAACAGAGTATAATTAGGTAGTCCTGTAGATGTTACATAAAAATTGGAATCTTCAGAGTCTACATATGTGTTCTGAACTCCTGATGGAATTTTTGAAATTCCATCAAAAAATCCACGATTATGATTTGCTTTATAAATTATTTTTTTTACAACTCTAGAGTTTAAAAGATTAAACGTTGGATTTAAAGCTTGAACTACTAATCTGTTAGAATATTTTCTAATTGTATCTCCAGGATCAAATTCTACAGAAATTATAGAAACATTGGAAGAATTCTCAATTCCATCATCTAGTTTAATAATTTCATCTTTATAAAAAGAGACTTTATCATAGAGAACTACTCTAAATTTATTTGCATCTAACTGAGAGACATTTTTTATTATATGATTTGTAGGAATGTTGTAAATCCAAGAATTGAATTGGAAAGAATCACTCAAATCTTTTCCAAATCCAGAAAGAGTAACTTTATCTCCTACTTTTAAATTAGAAGTTTTAGAAAAATCTATAGAATCTATAACATTTACAATTCGGAAGTCTACTCTTGATGTATTTCCAAATCCAATGTAGCTAAAAGCAAATTTTTCTTCAATAATATCTAATCCATAGTCAAGATCTCTATCTATTCCAGTAACTCCTAAGAATTGATTATTTGTCTTATCCGAATAAAACAATTCTATTGTATTAGAATTTTTAGGAGTTACTAAAATTTTACCTGATTTGGAGAATCCAATGGTTGAGTCAACAATAATAGTATCAGAATTTTTTGGAACACTTTCTAAAATTTTAGTTTTACCGGCAACTTGAAATGCTCCCGATAGAGAAGTTGAATCTAAAGAAATTTCATATAAATTTTTATTTCTTAATGGTCTAAATTCTACATTAAAAATAGAGGCACTTACAGTTCCAACACCACTAACATTTTGGAATAAAAAATTACCTCTAGTTTGGGTAGGATCTCCACCTGAAATTTTTTCTACTAATATATTTTTAGTAGTGAAATATGAATTTGAAGATGGAATTATCGTAAAATCTTGAGGTTTGATAATTTCAATATCTTTATTATATAAAATTTTAAAAAGAATTTTATACGAAGTATCCGTTCCTTTTGATGTATAAAAATCTTTTGCTCTAATTAAAATATTTTTTACAGAAAGATCATCTACAAAATTTCTCGATTCAAACCCAGGTAAAAATTCAGATTTATACTTTTCAAAAAATTCTTTAATAAAAAGATTACTTAAATTTTCTACAACAGAACCAGATGGATGTTCTGAAGCTTCAGTAGAAGAGAAAGTTAAAAATTTGGAATCATCGACAGATTTTATTTTATCTATTCCACTAAAACCTCTAATACAATCTACAAATGAATTAGAAGTTTTTTCTTTGTAAGTAATAATCTCATTATTGATTTTCAATAATCCATAAGAGTCCGGCCATCCTTCAGTAGAATCGACAAGAATTACATCATCAAAACTTAAAACTTCAGAAGTGGTTTGTGTAGAAGAATTTAAGTTTGAAAAAGTAAAATTATCAATATTTTTATAACTAGGCAAATTTATTGATAAATCAATAGCTCCAGAAAAATGTTCTAAAGAATTATAATATTCTGAAAGAAAGGCTTTAAAAAGTGGAGATTCCTCATCCAAAAACTCAGGAATTTGAGATTGGAGGATATTATTGATTTTTACTTTTTTGGTGTTGGACATGTTATCTTGTATATTTTCCGTTTAAATAACTTGAAGTTGGGGTAAATAATGTTGCAGAAATATTTTCACCAGAAGTAATAATATCTTCAATTATATTTACCGTAGAATTTTGAACGTCTACTTGTAAATAAAGATCTTTTAATCCAATAATATCATTGGACTCTGGAATAGCTTGAACCTCCACCAATCCATTATTCAAAGAAGATCCAGTAATCTTTACAACATCTAAAAGAACTTCTCCACTTTTATAATTTATAGTTCCAGCGTTATTTTTGACGATAACAGGTTCATTATTTTCCAATTTAAAGAAAAATATTTTACCCAAATTGGAATCTAATTGCGTATCAGCCATATAAACAACATCACTTACACCATTGATAAAAAATCCTGTAGATTTTACGGAATAACCATTCTTTTTGATATGTATTTGATTACCAAAACATAATTCATATGTTGCATTACTATTTAACTCAGGAATTAAATCTCTTCTCATCCTGACTTTAGTAATGTTTGAAGTAATTGACTGATCAGTATCATCTATAAGGGCATTAACCTTACTAAATTTAAATCTTCCACCAAAACTATTAACATCGGATGAGGATGAGTAAGATATCAATGAATTTAAAACTTTAGTTCTTACCAATTCAGGATTAGTTGACCTATTTACATTGTAATAAATTGTAGTATCTAACTCAACATAAAGATATGATAGATCAATAATTTCTGGTTGAATTCCAGCAATAGAATATTGTTTTAATGTTCTTAATATATCTTGTTTTGTAATTTGCGATAAGAAATTTCCATTTCTAGGTTTTATAGAAATAAAAACTTTTCCATATTCAGGGGGATCTAATTCTTCACCACCATAAGATGTAACTGAATCTACATTTGGATAAATGAATGGAATCAAACCCTTATAATCATTGGCGGTCACTGCACGATACTGAGAAGCGTATACACGAGGAGCAAGATATTTTATCTTATCAATAGACTCTATGTCATCTCCATTTTCCGAAGCACTTAAAGTATTAATTAAAGAGATTCCACTAGTAACATTCTGCAAATTATTATCTTTTAAAATTCCAGAAAAAGTAAAATTAGAAGAACCATTTCCAAGTCTTCCATTTGTTACAATATACGTAACATTAATTACACTTCCATTGGTTGGTTTTTTGCCAACAATATTATCTCCGAATATAATTTCATATTTTTGATCTTCTATTTCCTGGATCAGGAAAATTCTCGAATTTCCATCAATATTTAAAATATTAGAATATGAGGTATAAACCTCAGATACTTGATTTCTGGAAGTAACTCTAATTGTTGTTGTATCTATATTAGCGTTTGGTAAAATAAATCGTTGATTTGGTTGCGAATCATCTACAACAAATGTACTTGTTAAGTAAACACCTTCATATATCTCTACATTATTGAAGGTTACAATACCATTATTATCAACAGGTGATGTAATATCATCTGGAATTGAAAAAATATAATTTCCATCTCTTACGGCCCCTAAAGCAACTTGACCTGCAACAATTTTAACTGTTCTTGAGTCGGTTTGACTCATATCTACAGTAAAATTAATTTTAGCTTTAGAAGACCTTCTAGATCTTGGGACATATCCAATATTTCTTGCAAGAGAAACTACGTTTTCTCTAAGAGTAGCGCTATCAAGAAATACTTCATTGACCGCCATGTTGGTGTTAAAGGCGGTAATATAACTGTTATAAGCAAGTAAATCTATTAAAGTCGAAAAGTTCGATCCTTCAAAATCAAAATCAGTAAAATCACTGTTTGATCTTAAATAATCTTTGATTTGTGTTCTTAGGTCTTGGAAATCTAAGTTTGTAAATTGATTGAAGGACATTAGACTCTAGTTGGTTGTAAAATAAATTCTATAATTTGAGAAGGAACCGACAAACCAACAATATCATAGGATATTCTTACATTCAAATCATTAGAATCTTCTGGATATGAGACAACCACAGAACTTTTTTTAATTCTAGGTTCAAAATTTTTAAGGAGTGTTTCAATTTCAAGTTGCAAAGAATATGCAATAGTTGGAGATTGCAATTCAAATACAGAATTTTCAATCTCTGTTCCAAGAATGTAGTTATAAAATCGTTCGCCCAGTCTTGTTCTAACCAAATTTATAACAGATTTTTTAATGGCATCTTCATTTGTGATTGAAAGAATGTCATTAGTCACAGGATTTCTCGCAAATGAGAGACTAATATCTTTAAATTTGCGAGAAATCCTAGTCATCACTCAAACTAAGGGTATTTATTATATGTATAATACCTTTTTACCACTTTTTTCCGTAAATTGGCTCTGTCCCATACTCCCAATCATCATAATCTTCATCATTACGAATTTTTTCATGAAGATCTGTTTGTTTCAATAAGTCATGTTTTGGTGCTTTATCGTACATTACTTCTGAAATAACTTTTTTTTCGTTATTTTTTGAATTTTGAGGTACAGAATCGTAGTCAGTAATTAGTTTTGTGGTTCCCCACATCTCTCTCATGTAATTTTTGTCTCTATCGACTGGTAAATTTGACATTTTAGCTCCTGATTAAAAAATCAGAACTTTTTACGGGGTTGCTATCCCGAAATGTCTGTATCTTTTACAATTTCTAAGTCTTCTCCAAGAATTTGTTCCAAATATTCCTTTGACCAAAAACTATAGTATTCAGTTTCGGACAATTTTTTACGAACTGAACTCAGTTTCCTCTTGGATTGACATAAAATTAGATTAAATTTTTTATTATTAGTTTGGACTCCATTAATAAATGTGGGATTTGTGTATAAATCTTCAAAAAACTTATAATAAGAGAATTTTTCATTGTAAAATTGGACCCATTTTTTAATCTGATCGGGTCTCCAAAAATCTTCAACAATAAAAATGATGACATCATACCCCGACTCGGGTGTAATGTCATCGATCGGAGTCTCTACAATTAAAGTTTTTGATGAAGAAGCATAGGGGCAAACCGCAAATCCACCCAATTCTGGTCGTTGTTTAGATACTTCATGTATCCATTCATGAATGTATGCTTCTTTATCGGTCATATTATCCTGCTGCTAGGGGAGACATAGGATTTGGTTTTGGTGGAGCAACTGTTCTTGCATTGGATGCAACATCATATCCAAAAACTTTTGCTTCTTCTGGGGGTTGTTCTGGAGAATCCGCTGCAGTTGGCCCCACTTTTGGTGTTTGTTCTTCGGTCATTTTTGTATAAATTTTATTTAAAATTATTTAGACTTTTTCCTTTCGGATTATTTACCTTGACCTCGATAAGGTTTACGAGCTTTGTTACGACTCGTTGCAGCATATTTGGTGTGTTTTCCAAGACCTTGAAGAGTTTTCTTAGGAGTGGATTCAATTACAGTTTTTGCACCAGATGATTTTTTTACAGCCATTTTAATACCTCACAATTGATTTTGACGCGCCGATTTAAACGCGCCGAACATAAAACTTTAAAAAATTCTGGGGATCTCAAAGAATCCCCAGGTTATCAGATAATACGAGTCTTTTCGTGTCCCACACGAATCTTAGGATCACACCAAATCTCAAAGCCCGCTTTAATTGCGTCAAGACAGAACGATACGTCTTCTCCACACATATCTTGAACTTCTCCAGAGTCAAACACTTGCATCTTTGGAGCAAACCAAGGATACTCAAGAGACTCAAAGACTCCGTTCTTAATCAACACCCAACCGAAACCAGTATAGTCAACCGTAAAGGGTTTACGACGCTTCTTCATCGTTTCACCAGTCTCATGGTTCATAACTCCGCCATTGTTCTTAAAGTCATCTTCCTCAAGCCAGTGAGCAACGGAAGTCGTATGACCATCTTCGGTCATATACCAACCAGCTGCAATGTCCTTATCCATTGCAACGAGACGATAGAACTTCTCAGTATCGAAAACAATATCATTATCAATCCAGAGTTGGTAATCATACTTCAGTTTACCATCCCAAGGAATCTGTTTAGGACCACGGAGAACATTTGCTCCAAGAACCTTGCAACGTGCAAAGTTAACCATGGAAGAATAATCCTGTGAGATTTGAATACTTGCACCATTCTGGACAAGATCAAAACACAATTGAACAAAATTCTTTAGAAAAATGTAAGAACATCCTCGACCAGGAAGACAGAAGACAATTGATTTGCCGCGAATCATCTCCTTCGCAGCATTAATATCAAACTCATCCTCATTCTTTTTTGGTGTAGGTACAGTAGCTTTGATTGTAAATCCTTTTGACATAAAAATAGAATTGCGACGTTGTTATTCTACCACTACAAATCAATTCATGCAATGGTTTCTGTGTTATTTATGGGCTTGTATGTAACCTTCGAAAAACGATGTTCTGGAAGTAAATTGCAATATGCACGAATCATTTCAATCTTATGCTGAAGATCACACTTCAATACATTCTCTGCAATAACTTCATGATCTACAAAAATATTATACACAGTCTTCTTCAATTTTCATCAGAAGATCATCAATTTCATTTCTCAATGAATCATTAATGACTAAGAGTTTATCAGTATCTAAACGATATTGGATACAATCCATAAGTAAATCTTTTTCGTAGTGATCTAATTTAAGTTCCATATATTCCATTCGGTTCAACTTTTATATATGAATTTCTTTATTTAAAGATACAATTATAACATGTAGATCCGATTTATCAAAGGGGGGGTGAATGAACCTTATGGAGGTTTTATGGCCGGCAAAAAAATTTTTGAATCGATTGAAGCTTTATGAGCGCTTTTTGGGGTCGTTATAGATTAGGGTAGTGAGCGTTTTTTCAAACGGGGGCCACCGCGCCCCGCGCCGACACAAACCCCGCGCCACATAACTGCTCAAATCGCTCCATAAGTTACACGAGAACCGATGCTCGTTCTCCCCTGTATTCGTGTCCCCTCCGATGACTCATAAGCCTCAGAGGGGACATAAGCTCCCAGACCTCAACCAGAAGTCTTGAAGTATGCTGCACCGTTACCCTCAGTGACAGCATTCTGTGCATGTGTGGCGTGCCCATTGTATGCCTGACCGCGACGGTTCGTGTTAGTCCGAGGGCCATTCGTGCGGCTCATGATCAGTTCAGACTTCCGAGCCTTACGGGTGGGGAGCACAGTGTACTTCAGCTGCCCCTGAGTGTCAGCAATCAGCAGGTCGAGTTTGGTAGCAGTTGCGATGTCAATAGTGCTCATGATGTTGTTAGTTAGGTGTGCAGTGAGAATAGACGAATCAGTAACGAATGACATGGTTGATGTAATTTAAGCCCCAGTCATAAGCATCATCAGGATTGGACAATGTTTGCTTGACGGCATACTTATAACCTTCTGCAGTTTCTCTCTGAAAGACCCATACATTCCACCTCCCAGACTTTGCTTGTTGAACGAAGAATGGACGGGTCTCAGTGTTAGTGATCATCATGAATCTATCAGAGAAAAAGTGTTAATCAACCCTTAAGCTCTTGGATCATATCATTCAGCTCAATGTGGTTCAGATTCTCATCGTTGAATGATACCCCATCAGGAGTAGCTTTAACCAAGCCCTCCATGGCATTCACGAAGTCCTGATAATCATCACACTGCAGAGCTGCACTGTAGAAACCATAATCATTGCCAATCCACAGAGCAACATTCCAGGTCTCATAG